CGCCCCTTGCCTATTACTAGGCTACCAAGGTCGGAAAATTCCTCTCCTGGTCGTGTAGATCGATGTGGTCTTATACCGTTTCGTACCCCTTACAACGTAAGGGTCCGTCGCGGTGTCCTCCCCCATCCTACCCATAACGGTATAGGATGGAATGAGGATGTCAGTCTGGTGATCCTTTTCGTTACGATTAGGAACCCCTCGCCAACTTCTGAAATAACCACCATCCCAGCCCCGCCCCCCTGGCTTCAAGGTATAAGTGCCGAGCAAGTGCCCGTCACCATACCCATCAGGTCCAAAAAGGCGGTTCTTCTTCACAGTATAGGAAAAGACGATCCTTGCTAGGGATCGCTCGCCCTTCCTCATGAAGAAGTTATGAGCTGAGTATAGCGTTCTCTCGGATATCTCTTTCTTGAGATACCAAGGACGCACATCGAACCCATTGAACCAATCAGCGCCACAACTCTCTCGAAAAAGCCCATGATGGTATGATTTCTCAGTGTTAACTTTGAAACCGCACCATTTTAGGACTTCATAAAGGAGGTCAATAGCACTAACAGGGACTATAATATCGTCCCCATAAATCGACACATTTTCAGCTCTTTTCTGGAGCCGACCGTTATCGAAGATTGGACCACCTAAGAGATCAAGGGAATCACACACAGCGAGCGCAAGAGCGTAGAATAACAAACTCTCAAGCTCAAAAGTGTATGCGTTGCCCATGGAACTAAATTTCTCTAGATCCATAACAACACCCTCGACCTCCACACTCTCCGACCTGAACCGGTCCAGTAAACTGAACCAGTCCAACGGTAAGAGTGACATGACCAAGGCATAAGAGACAGTATCTGAAGCGCTAGAGAGGTCCACCGTGGCTAAATCGCCATGAATGGAACCCTGCAGCGCAAGACGCTGGTTTATACTCTGATCAAATAGGTTGACACCGAACAAACCGAGTCGACGTTTCATGTAGGTACCAATCCCCTTTTGCCCTAAGGCATTAAGAGAAGGCTCCACACATATCGTCCGATCCGTCTTAGATGTCTTTGGGACAAAGCCGAGCCTCGCAGGTCGCACTTGCACCGGAACCACCCAACACTCATCCGAGTGTTTAGTGGCCACAGCATCGCACCAAAGAGGGAATTCCTCAAGGAATTCCCCTACCGTAGAGGCCAACGACTCACTACACTGCATTGGCGCTGCCAGCTTCGATCTGAAGCTGGCGACACGCCCAACAACGTTAGTTGAAGCACCGGGACCGAAAAGGAAAGTCAAATCGCTGAGGCTAGGCACAGGGCCGAGGATACTCGCAATTATACGTTGGGCGGTATACAATACACCACCTACGTCCCATCTGGGAAGCGAGCCCCAAAGCCGTGTGTTCGTCTCAGCGCAATCCTTCTCCGCTTCTATGAACTTAAGCGTCGCCTCTTTCTTTCTGTCATAGCCCAGGTCAAGGAAGTCTTGTTTCTCAACAAGGCCCTTGATTTGCCGAGCATAACATAGGTCAGAAACTCCACTCGCATCCATCGCAGACTGGTCAACTTTCATATCGACCAGCTCACGATAGGCACCCGACTGAACAAGGTCATTAAGACTCTTAGACAGAGGGCCGCCCAACGAAGCGCACTCGGATGAGAGAGCCTGGACAAGAGACATGGTTTCACCACGTCCCTTAGTTTCTTCGAACCGTATCATAACTCCTCCTTATAGAGCTATGTAGAGGGCTAGTCGAACTTTTTACCTTAGTTCGGCTGGATGAGGCTAATAAACGCTTGCGATATCGGAAGCACAGAAGATTTCCATGCGTCCGCCGCGGCGTTGTTCGCCAATGTACCGGTGTTCGTGGTGCTGGATGCACCCTGGATAACACCAGCCAACATCCTCAGGGTATTCGCACGGTCAGCGATCGTAGATCGCGCCGAGCAAAAAAGCGTGACGATACCGACGTTGACATAAGCCACCGCCGGAGGCGCCACGTACCCTGCAGATGTTCCCGAAGCGCCCAGAGTCTCCATTACGGGGACCTCGAGCTTCGCCGTTACCTTGTAGTCACCCGACTTGACCCTTTCAATCGAAAAGGTTAGTCTCGGCTGACCGTCTACCGGCACGTTTGCCACCGCCGCCCTCCAAAAGGGAAGCGGAGTATCCGTGATCGGTGCCAAGGTGAACTCTGTTGGAGTTCCGTCGTCCTTGACGAGAAGATTCGTCATTGCTGCCAAGTTAAGGCTCCTTATCAAATAAGTTAATGAAGGGAGTACGACTTGTTCCATCCCGCCTCGCAGTCGAGGTAGGCTTTATACATAGCTCCACCGATTTCTCGGAAAGCCCGTCGCACAAGACGTTTCAAGAAAAACCTCTGTTCCCACTGAGTTATAAAACTCAGCGGTGCAGGGGAATCAACCCATGATAGGACATGCTTTCGCACGTCCGGGTCATTTAGTTGATATTTAAGAAATATCCAAATGTGACGGTTCATGTATACAGCTCCTCATGCTGCAAGTATAGGTACGAACAAGAGTACATTTAACCGAGCCTTTGATGTATCAATGCTATAGCGTTCTTAATGTGCCCAGCCGATAAGGCCTTTGGCAGAGATTTAAACGTTGGCATTGGCACGCTTAGGGAGGTTGAAACAACTCGTTGAGTAACGAATCGCTGCGTCCTCCATCCGTAGCCCCCAGCGGGGCGTTGCAACGGAAAAGGCGATAGCTTAACGAACCTACCACCCTTCCAAGAACCCCTTGATGTCGTTAAGAACCGACCCTTAAGCGCGGGGATAACTCCCCAAGCCGAAAGGTATGAACCTACTGGCAGAAACCAGTCAACAACAAAGGAGTAGGGAACAACCTCCCACAGTATAGCTGCAGGATTCACGAGTCCTAAGGATCGTGCCAGCGATATATCTTCGTACAGTTCCGCATGGATCCGTACGTTAACATTCGCTAGGGCGAAAAGACGGTAAAAAGTCCCGTCGCCTAGGTCTTTCTCTTTCGTAAGCGAACTAGAAGCAAAAAAGCGTAACGTCCGATGTTTGGTCGCTGCCTGCAAAGCTTTACCAGCCTCGTAAGCTTGATCAACCAAAGGACGCCAGCCGTATTGCAATTCTAGCCATCTCCCTGAGATATCCTTAGCCTTTAATGACTTTGGACTTCTTTTGGGAACACCAAGAGACCTAAGAGCACCGGGAATATTCCCATGCTTCAAGTCAACTAGTGCAGACCCGATAGACTGGAGGTTAGAGAGCACCAGACCGTAGGTTTTGCTTGCTTCGGCAATATTAATTCCGAGGTCGAAAGCATGGCCTTTGATCTTCTCAGCAAGCTTGTTAAGCAAGTTGAGATCGTTATTTGCTGTCCACCCGACAACGCCTTTAAAACCGGCGATATCGTGCTTAGGCAATACGGAGTGCCCATCACCAGCTGGATCAATTGCATATGTCCATTTATGGTGACTCATTTGGTAGTTATTCCACTTGATTCGGCTTCCGCCGACCCAAGCTTCGTACTTACCATCGGTACCCGACCATGACTTCTCTGCGTAAAGCATAGAATTCACGTTGTTAATACCGACTGACCAACTTCCTGTCGTCATACATCTCCCTCAAAACGGAAAGTACTTGAAGAGCCTGATCATCGTTTCGGCAACATTCGCGCAGCTTTTTTGCACAAGAGTGCAGAAGGCTAGCGTGAAGGTCGATAGGATGATAAGGATAAGGTA